AAACACGTCTTCCCATGTATTTTTTATAGGCAAGTCGTCCCACATATCTTTAATGCCTGATACAATTTTTTCTCGCAATATAACTTGGAGTGCCTTGTGCATTTTAATACATATTATTATGTGTATCCCGTCCTTTGTTTTATCTTCTAGAACATTCACGTTCGGTTTTTCTAAAACTATTACACGAATTGAGGTATTTTCTGGTATTTTAAACATTTTTGAAATAGTTTCCATATAGAACACAACCAGGTCTGTTATGTGTTCGGGGGAATGCTGTTTATCTTTTATTTTCTTGTCGTATCTGAAATCAATGTCTACCAATATAGGTCCATCTTCTATTGATTGACGCTCCGTGAGATACTCCATATTTTTATTTATAAAAACGTTCTTATGGTAAAGTTCCAGAAATTGTTTGTACGCTTCTGGTTTGATACAATAAGAACCAGGATATAAATTTTTTGATACATCCCCTAATCTAGTATGGGTGTGTGTTTTTTCTCCCTTCGGGGTTGTATTTTCCTTCAGAAATTTATCAAAAATGGTATTCTCTGAGGCCATTATATTTATTAATATAATATTATAATTCTATTTCAATTTTAATATTATACATTTAATAATTATAAAATAATATGATTAACGAGTATTATATATCCAAACTCACCGTGTTTTTATCGCTGCGTTTATGATTAGTTTTATTTTTAACATCGGGTTTTTTGATTTTCAATCCAGATAACAAATCATTGATATCAGACGGACCCTTCATTTCTGGTCTAGGTGCCAAAGATTTATTAGATTTTTCTTGTCTAGTCGCTCCCGGCCCTGGTTTTTCTCCTCCACCAGATTTGAACTCCATTTTATTTACATTATTTTGTTCTACCTTCTCTTCAAATGGTCTTCTATCGTTAGTAAAAGAACGTGAGTCGGACCCATTATTTGAATTAGGGGGCGGTTGAGATTGCCCTCCTCCTCCGCCTCCCTGTGCACCAGGCATAAAATTATTCATAAATCCTCCAAATCCAGGGTTTTGCACACCCATCGTATTTACGGCAGCTTGTGTGAATTGTTTCGCCAATTCAGGATTTTGGCGTAGAATATCGTCCATACCAGGGACAGCAGATTTGAACATCGTATTAGTCATATGAACCATAATACCTGACCCAGCAAGTTGGAACATGAGTTTAAGTTCGGGCGCCATTTTCGCTTTCGTTTTATACTTTTCGTGTAATTCGGAGAAAATATCATCGTAATCATTTATATTCTCATTCAGTTGTTCGGACCACCCGTCCAATTTAATATCAAATGGATCAAATCTGTTATTTAGAAATTCTATTCCAGTAATAGCGGCCATTAACATTCTTCCTTGAAACTTGCAACTATTTGTGCGCTCCTTTTCAGAAACGATAGTTTCATACTCTCCTTGCATTTCAGCCAAAGAAGATTCCATCGAATATTGTTTTGTCAATTTACCCCCCTTGCTTTGAATTTCTTCCAATCTTCTCAGAGTCTTAAACTTTTCTCGGAGAGTTTCTTCCTGTGATAATTTTTTGGTAGTTTCGACTGAATCTGGGTTTAACTGCAAATCTATTTTTTTAAATCCGTCCCATGTTTTATTTTCGCCGTCGTCCCTATTATTGCTTGATATTTCTCCGATGTTACTATCTTTGCCCAATTGACTAAATCCGACATTTTTAAAAACTATATCTGCCTTTTCGGACCTAGATATATTTATACCAGTAGATAAATCATTTAAATCCCGTTCAAGGTCGGTTACATCAGACACGTCTATTTTCACACTATTATTGTGTGTATCTTTATGTTTCATATTCATAAGAAGTTCAACTCCTTCGCCGAGATGTTTGCTTGGGGGGTTGTTTGATGTATTTAGTTGTATATTCTGTACATCCGAATTTGTTATATCTATAATATCTGTGATATCCATTATGATATTAATATAGATTAATCCTTTAAATTATCCGCATTATAAATACACGAATACTGATAAATTATATAAATATAATTTATATATAAGATTGATGGATTTTGACATACGTGCAAGATTACTCCAATTAACGAGTTAAGTGAATTAATAAAATTTAAAATAAATAATAATGATAATGATAATTAGTAACAAGATAATTCTGAAATCTCCAAACTCTTAATGGGGTGTTTGAATTTATACACCTTTCGACATTTACAATCCATAATTTAAACGATGGTATTTTAATAATTTCCAGAAAATATTAAATAACTCAAAAATATACCAAAAAAATTCTTTGCGAACAAATCTAATATATTATAAAATGCATTTTTAACATAATAAGGCAACATTGCTACAACACCATACAAAGACCAAAAAAAGAAAAAATACCAAAATAATAAATACCCAGTTGTGTTTTGAGTTACATAATTTACATAAATAATATAATAATAAATTAAAAATGGTATAAATCCTAGAAATACTCCAAGTAAAATAGGGATAATTCTCATTTCTCCCAAATAACCGAAAAATAACATTAACCAATTCAAAAGCACCACAGGTATAAAAATATTCGAATTATCTTTCAAAAGAGTAAAAAAATCCAAATCATTTATTTTATTTTCTGCCTTTTTATTTAAATAAATTAAATATATCATCAATGATATTAGCATTGTTGGTGTTGTAATAACCCAGTCTATATATCTTTTTGGTGTAATATTTAATACCTTGGCATAATTATAAACTAACCAAAAATAAAACATTCCCTCGCAAAACTGAACAATTAATACTAATGTTAGTAATTGTTTTATTAACGAATACATAGTAGGAACTTTTACAAAAAATGCTCCTACTTCTATTATTCCTGTTATTATTTGAATAATAATTGAAATTACTAATGTAGTATAAAATAAATATTTTGTATCCATATATTATTTTAATACTATTTTTATGTAGTTTATTGATAAATGGAGTTAAAGGTGTAAATAACCAAATGACAACTATAATTTAAATTACGTTGCACTAAGTTGCACTAAGTTGCTCTAGGTTCTGCGATGTTAGACTATTTTGTATATTCTCATTTTTTATGAAGTTGTTGTAAATTCTCCGATTAATTGTATGAAGAGCACTCACGCAAGTTTTATATGATGTGCTCCATACAGTAAACTTAAACTCGTTTTTATTGTACCATATAAATAAAACTCCCTCTTTGTATGTTATCTGCTTAAGGTTCGCACCATACAGTCCTATAGTTTTTTGAAGTACGATGCGAATTGGTGGTGCATTTACGCTTCCTGTAAATATCTTATTGCAACTCATAGTATTAGCGATTAATACATTTGCAAATACAGCATCCATATTAATAAAATAATTTGTCACTTCCCCAAAATAATTAACTGCGTCCCTACTAGCGACCGTAGAAATATGAAACATCGTTTTTTGTCCAGGTTTTCTGGAAGTTATCGCATCTTTATATTTAGAAATAGCCTCGGTTTGAGATTGCGTATAGTCATACTCCATTTCCGAACTTTCGCCGACTAAACACTGCTCGCTTAGAATATTAACGGTTGTAGGAAGAAGGGTAGTTATAGTAGTAGTGATAGGAACCGTTTCTGATGTATTATTATTAATAGTATCATTGCCATTTCCAATCCCAATTTCTGTTTCCATTCCAGCATCAGATACAACGCATTGATTCTGCGAAGAAATGTTAGATAACATATTATATACTATACGAATATTGCTTTATATCGTTTAATGTGGTATAAACATATTTTCGTATATTAATTAATGAGAATTATAAGCATTGATGTAGGCATTAAAAATTTAGCATATTGTATATTAGAAAATATGGATACGGATACGGATGGTCCGTATAATATAATCAAATGGGACGTTATAAATCTATGTTCAGACATTCGATTGTGCAACTGCGATAAGAGTAGAAAGACGACGGAAAAGTGCACTAAATCTGCGTTTTACTCGTTGAGGAAGGAAGATTCCACCATATATCTCTGTAAAATACACGCAAAACAATCTGTATATAAAATTCCGTCGGATGATACTAATATTAAAAAAATAAATAAAATGAAAATAGGGGAATTAAAATCGTATATGGATAGTCATGGTATTGTATATACGATAGATGACACTAAACCGGAAATATTATTAAAAATTAAAACATACCTTGCGGAATGTTTATTGGTGGTCGTAAAAAAAGAATCGGCAAATGATATGAATATGGTTCCAATGGGGGAGAGATTATTTACCGCATTTAATGCGGCTATAAACTTAGAGGGCATTGATCATATATGTATAGAAAACCAGATAGGACCTATTGCTAATAGAATGAAATCGTTACAAGGGATGATTAGTATGTATTTTATAATGCGTGGTAAAATAAATATATCATTTATTTCTGCCACAAATAAACTAAAATTATTTAATTCAATTGAGCAATTAGACAGTCACGCGGATAGAAAAAAGGCAGGAATAGAAATGGTCTATAAGATACTTGAGAAAAACGAAAACAAACAGTGGATGGAAACATTCCGTTCTCATAAAAAAAAAGACGATATGGCAGACTCCTTGCTACAGGGGTTGTGGTATTTAAAAAATAATGTATAAAAATAATGTATAAAAATAAATATACAGTTCAACCAACCGCCATTATTTAGGTAAAGTATCCATATAATTTTCAATAAATTTATTTAACATACAACATCCGTCGAATAAAACATTAATGTTTGAATTTGGTTTAAATTGTTTATTGTATTTTTCTATGGCATTGTATGAATCCAACATAATTTGTGCGCTATAAACTCTATTATCGGCAGATAAATCCTTTATGCAATTACCATTTAGTATATTTCCGCATATACATGATAAAAATATACGTGTATCGATTAGCATTTGTTTAATTTTCTCATACTCTTCGTCCATACCAATTATATTATAATAAGTTAAATCTTTATATTTATGGCAATATCATTATATTGTGTTTCTTACACCACAATTCGCAATTATGGTGATTTTTCTTATTAATATAATCAATTTTACTTTGATTGCTTACTGATTTTGGCGAATTTGAAAAATTGATAGTATGGTTTACGCTTTCCAACGATTGTTGTCCTAGAATTGCATTTATCTCATTCAATTTAGATATATAATGAAACGGCAATTTTGTTTTTGAAGAAAAATCTGGATATACAGATTTCATTTCTGGAACAGACTTAGTCAAACATTGAATCTCTTCAATCATTCTGGTTATCTGATTATCATTTAATCTAAAACCATAGCATATAATATACTTTTCCGAACAACCGCAATCATCATTAGAGGGTTTAAAAATATACAAATTTTTGTATGCGTTAGATAACAAATATAATATATACGACGACGACGAGGTATATAAATCAAACACTTTAAATACAGCAGTGCCATTAACCGTCTGTCCTCTTATTATGTGTGGAATGATGGTCAATATATTATTCGACTGAGATGCTTCCAGTCCGATATAATCCAACTCTTCTAAAACCGAATCTGTATATAATATCAAGTCGTATTTTTCAACATTTAATTCTACGCTCGCGCTATTTTTATACGAAATAACGTGCTCGGACTTGAATATTATATTAAACGCCGAAATAAAATCAATAGGGGTTGTGCCGAAGTTAGATACGGTGTATCTAGTTTTCGGTATATTTATATGTTCCTTTAACAGATTAATAATCTCTATAATTGTCAAAAAAGACAACGAGTTAGACAGGTGGTTACTTTCGTATTTTATATTTCTAAAACTATTAACACTAATAATGTTTTTTTTAATATCAATTTTGTTTTTTTTTACACAATCGTATGTTGATGATAGGTATTCAAAAAACGATTTATTTAAGATAAAATCATTTACACTTAAACATCCAATGTTGTCAAAAGTCAGTTTTTTATTTTCATTGTATGATACATTTAACGTTGGAAGAATATAACAAGACATATGAATTCACTATTTAGTGTTTAATGTTATATTGTTATATTGTTTAATTTTTTTATTATTATATTAATAATGGCATTCGCGCAAAATATACACGATGGCAGAACAACTACAGAAATACTTCGAGAACAAACATATATAAATAGATATATGTTAGACGTGCCTGGACCAGGCAATAATCTTCCGTTTATCGATGACCCGTTAATTCGAATGCAAAAGTGGAGAGGAAATTTGATGACGAATATAGTTAGCGTTGAAGGCGATTTGTTAGGATTAACTCGAAATTTAAATAAAGATTCAATAAAAGATAACAATTACATTGATCACGCAGTTAAAACTAAATCTGTCTATTATCCAGTAGTTAATCCACTAACAGACCAACCGAGGGCAACTCATCCGGCGTGGACGGATAGAGAAACAGAACCGTCTAATTGGAATATACTGTCGAAGAACCAACATAGTAATGAATTTATGAAATTCGACAATAACATAGATACTAGATTAAATGAAATCGAAATGTATCAAAAAAAACCGCACATAACTTACTAGTTTTAACATAAAGGTAGTCTAAGAACACATAACGATATTTTATTTTATACTATGTATAAAATAAGAATTAATTGTACGTAAGTAAGTCAATGATTTGACAATCCGCGATAAAGCAATTAGGAAATGTCGGTATAATAAAGTTTTATCGGTTTTACAATCATAAAATGTTGATTATATAAGTTCTATAGCAATATTTTATAATTGCAAAACCTACAAGTGATACAAGTCATTTACATATAAAACAGCAGAAATTTTATATAAGAGAGAAATGAATGAAAAATGTATTTTAGATTATATTAAATTACACGCAACAATATATTTTAATATATTATATAAATGGCCGAATTAGTAATTCCTTTGATAGCATTGGGAGGATTATTTATTACATCAAATAGTAAAACTCCAAAGAGAGAGAGAAAAACAGAAGGGTATAAAAATCTCAACAATAACCATAACGGATTATCAAAACGCGACGCACACTATATGGATGGTAGTCGCCAACCAAACGATAAGTATTTTAATCCAGACAATTTCAATAATGTACAGAAAAATCATTCTTCTCCGTATGGTATAGGAGGAAATACAAAACAACAGTATTCTCTTACGGGTGAGCCAATACTAACTGATAAATTCACTCATAACAATATGGTCCCTTTTTTTGGGGCAAGGGTGAAAGGAGCAACAGCAGATAGAAATGTATCAGAAGGTATATTAGATAATATGATTGGGTCTGCTTATCAGCAGATTGTAAAACAAGAACAGGCTCCTCTATTTGCACCACAATGTGATTTGCAATATGCATACGGTGCACCAAATAATAGTGATTTTATACAGTCTCGTGTGAATCCGTCCCTAAAAATGTCAAATGTAAAGCCGTGGGAGGAAATTCATGTAGCACCTGGTCTAGATAAGGGGTATAACTCGGAGGGAGGTGCAGGGTTTAATTCTGGTATAGAGGCGCGAGATAAATGGTTACCGAAAACTGTAAATGAGTTGAGAGTTGCCAATAATCCAAAAATGACGTTCGGTCTAAGCGGACACGAAGGGCCCGCAGTGGCATATACAAATGGAGCGAGCATTCAAACACAGGGAGTTGTAGAAAAACATACGCCCGAGGGATTTTACACATCCGGACCAGAGCGGTGGTTTACAAACGTTGGAGACGAGAAGGCGTCTGTTGTTAGAAGTACCCACATTTTACCAGATGTAAATAGAACGACGGCTACTAGCGAATATTTTGGAAATGGTAAAAATAGTGTTAGTGCAACTTATACTAAAGGAGAATATAAACAACCAGTTAAACCGGAATTATCGGGACCTCCCATTTTAAATCCGTCTGCAAAAGGGTCGTATGCACCGACCTCGTCAGATTACGGCATGAACAGTTATTCGCAATTGCCGAATAACAGAGCCACTACAAATGCCGATATGTCTGGTGCATATGGAAATGTGGCGGGAACTACTGTATCTAATCCCATCTTGAGAAATCCAGCAGATAAGACACGCACTACTATAAGAGAAATGACCGAGCGTAAGTTGGACAATAACCATCTTAACGTACAGGGTCAAACGTCAAACGCATATATGATAAGCCAATATCCAAATATAGAACAGGAGAGAGATACGACAACTTGTTCGTATTCTGGTGTAGCTGGACCATCTGGATATAGTGCATCAAAATCATATGAAGCAGAATATAATCAGCACAATAACAATAACAAGACGTTTGAGAACCATCCTAATATGGGCGGAACTCAGTTGATGAACAACGCTCAAAACGTTTTAATTAACAGGACCGACTCTGATAGAAATAACAATAGATTATGGGTTCCTGGGAGTATGAGCACTCCTGGTATAATTAATACTCCATCTGCGTCAAATATAGGAAGCGTTCAACCAAAATATCAAGCAAATGATTTGAAATATAATACAGATAGAATGAAACCCGATATTCTCAACGCGTTTAAGAATAATCCATATACGCAGAGTCTAAGTAGTTGGTAGAAATAAGGCACTAAATATCAGATATCAGATATTTCATAATATATTTATTTATTATATTGTTAATAAATAAATAGAATGGTATATACAATAACAAAATATACACTTAAAAGAGCAAAACAGTTGGGGGTAATGGTAAAACCATCGCAGAATAAAACGAAAAAAATAGACGTATTTAAAGAAAATAAAAAAATAGCAAGTGTTGGTGCATATGGAATGAATGATTATCCTACATACATAATCAATAATGGGTTAGCTTATGCGAATAATCGCCGACGTTTATATAAAATAAGACACAATTCAGATAGAAAATTAAAATGGTCCAGGGGTTGGTTGGCGGACAATTTGTTATGGTAATAATTTTATTATAAAGTAGAGTTCAAAAACTGCATCATAGTGGATTTATCTAATTTTTCATCATAATCAATTGTTTTATTATCTCCAAACGATTGATTATAAACCAAAAGTATAAAATTTTAATGATTATAAGTATATGTAGTATGTTCAATCTTAGGCATTTGTGTAAATACAAAACTGCGATGAAATAAACCATTCACATTAATAATAATATTATCATAAGAATCAATAAATAAATAATCGCACGCACTATCATTAAGACTACCATCTGTAAAAGCCCCAGCACCTGTTCCAATATCATTCTGCCAGTGTTCATAATAAGAATTATCATCACCCTTTCTATTAGTGCTATAATGATAAACCCAATTATTCCAATATGATTTATTTTTTGTATAAAAAAAGGCCGCGTTTGTTTCCATTTCTTGTTCGCTGTTATTTTTACAAGGATATATAGTAGATGGATTAAATTGTGTAATTTTAAAATTAACGAGTAAAGTAAACCATACTTCTTGGTCTAAAGCATACTGTGATGTTAAAACATAATCCATAAATAAAGAATTTGTTTGCTCTGGAAAATTTATTGTAGCCAAATCGCTAAATGTAGAAGATATAGGATAAGTTCCAAATGCATTAGTAACAGAACCACTAAAAGTATTATTCCAGTAAGTAGCAGGATTACTATAATACATTTCTAAATCAACATCTAATTGTTCAGATGTTTTTTGAAAACGTGTCAATAGACTACTCATTTGAGCGTTTAGTGAATCTGGAGTTGTTGATATATAACTATCTAATAAACCACATAAAAAGTTTGATGCAATTGCACCAATTATACCACCTTCGACGCCTATACCAGTAAAAGCACCTTTTAATAAATTTAGACCTACTTCTAATCCTAAATCATGATCATCGCTTATAGATAATAAAAAATAGGCATTTAAAATTTTAGTATTACCTTCATTATAAAGTTGATTATTAAAGTCAATCATATTACGTAAGTTTGTTTTTACACATAAAATCTGTTCTTCTGTTGGAGATGACATTTTATAAGAGTTAGTATTATTTATGAATATTTTAATTTATTTATACCATTTTATTATGTATTTTTTAATTGTATTTATTAAATATTATTAATGTAAATATTTAATAAATGTTTCTGGATACAATAATACACAGTTCTAATAGAAAATTAAAATGGTCTAGGGTGGTTTGCGGACAGGTTCTTATTGTAATAATTTTATTATAAAGTAGAGGTCAAAAACTCCATCATCGTAGATTTATCTAATTTTGCGTCATATTCGATGGTTTTACCTCCATAAACTAATTTAATGGTAGGATATCCTTGAACGTTGAACGATTCTGCCAATGCTTGTTCTTTATCACAATCTACCTTTATCAGAGTTAGGCTAACACCATTTAATTCCTTGTTGTTCAATTCTGATACAAGGTCGTCCCAGATAGGCATAGTTTTTTTACAATGAGGGCACCACGTTGTGTAAAAATAATATAATACGGCAGATTTATCTGTATCGTTTGATACAAATTCCTGATTAGGAGCATACGTATCTTTAATTTTTGAGGAAATTGATTTTTTATAAACGTAAAGAGATGCGGCTATTAAACATAGAAGAACAATCAACAAACCAACTGTTTTGTATTTATTGTCGCCAGAAAATAAATTTTTTACGTAATCCATATTATAAATCATATATTATAATATTTTTTGTAACGAATTGAAATTTCTCTCAATAATATATGAAAAAAGTAAAAAGAACATTTAAACGGAAGGATTATATAAGCGGGGATGGTATGGTTACGACCATATGGGGGCCAGGAATGTGGCACTTTTTACATACTATTTCTTTTAATTACCCTATAAATCCTACAGACGAGGACAAAACTCATTACAAATCATTTATTGAAAATCTCAAATACATTCTTCCGTGTAAATACTGCAGACAAAACCTATCACGCAATCTAATACTTATGCCATTAACATCAAAAGTAATGGAAAGCAGAGATAGTTTTTCAAGATATATTTACAAATTACACGAAACTGTAAATAAATTGTTAAATAAAAAATCTGGATTATCTTATTTTGACGTGAGAGAAAGATATGAACATTTCAGGTCTAGATGCACGCAGGATAGCAAAGAACCAATTGTTACAATGCCGGATTTAAAAAAAACTCGTAAAAATAAAAAGGAAAAGGAAAAGGAACCAGAAAAGGGTTGTACTGAACCATTATACGGTCAAAAGGCAAAAGCAGTTATACAAATAGTTCCTAAAACTAAGGTATGTGACACACTTCAGATTGACGAGAGGTGTTTGAAAGAATATAAATCATCCAACCCCGATAAGCAGTAAAAGGAAAAGGGTTGATGATGCGATTAACCCGACCAGAACTTATAAATGAAATTTATATTTTGGATAACTGGTAAATGATTACTTCTTACCGATATGGTGCATTATTATTTTTTAAAGAATTGTATGCGTCTTGTATATAAGACAAGGTAAGATTTTCTTTATAAAAATTTACGTTACATACTCCTCCATAAAGTCCATTCGAACTTCCGATTACAATGTTGTCAATGCTCATATAAGGCGATACGCTTGTCAAAGAACCTACTAATACTCCATTTAAAAATACATCCATTGTTCCGTGGTCGTAATTTACTACAATATTGTTCCACCGCTGTAACCTCAATCCAGAAGAATTGTAAATTTCCAATTCTCGGAATGTCGGGGTGATGTTGTCTGTTACGACTCTGACTCTCAGTTTATTTAAAAGTGCATTGTATTCTATGGCGGGCTTACCACCATATGATAATAGATTTGAATATTTCGAATACGCTCCGTTCGTATTAGGCGGGTTAGAGTTTATATAAAACCACATAGATAAAGCGTAATGGTAATTGAAATTTATCGGTTTATCTATATCTCCGTATAATTCTTCGAATGAACCAACGATTAACTGCTGGTTAAGGGTTTCTGGTTCTTTTAACAATTGAATTCCTGGACTAGTATAATATTTTTGTAAAATGGTTGGTACTATAATAAACGACATTATAATAATTGCTTCTATCGCTAATACAATTTTAGTTTGAACATTGGTTAAATCGTATTGTTGTTTTAAAAAATGTATAATATTCACTGAGAGAGTTTTTACACCAGTTATATAAATTAATGCGAAATACGTTAGACCCCCAAATAGGGCAAGATAAAATATTCCTATTGCTACAGAACGATGTGCGAGAAATATTAAGATATATTTAAACACGAATGAAGCAAATATAAAAATGATTAGCGTAAGTCCAACTTTTGTTAGTATGTTTGTTTCGTTTATACCAGACGGTCTGCCTTTGCTGTATTGAAACCAAAATAATATCATATACATTACACCAGCCAAGATGACTGTTATTTTTGTAGCATTTTCGTATTTATTTACTATATCAAAGGGGTTGTAAATGTATACAAGCACTAATAACAGAATATATTCTACTATTTCTGTTATTCCAAAATATAACGTGTTTGAATAAATTATATCGGTGACTTTTTTATTTAGAGCAGATACATCCATAAATATAATAGAGAGTATAATTTCATACAATTATTTTCATTATAGAATATATAATGAAGTTTAATATGAATATGAGTAAAAATACAGTCTTTTGTTTAGGATTATTGTTAATTGTATTATTTGTTAGTTTTATGAACATAAAAGAAGGCGGGTTGTTTGACGGTTTAGAAGGAGATTTAAGTTCAGCGTATAATGCAGCATCTACTGATGCAAGTTCAGCGTATAATGCAGCATCGGGCGACGCGAGTTCAGCGTATAATGCAGCATCTACTGATGCAAGTTCAGCGTATAATGCAGCATCTACCGATGCAAGTTCAGCGTATAATGACGTAACCGGCACTAACGCATCTACACCACAACCAGCGGCAAATAGTTCTCTTTTACCAGATTCGTCTGATACAAAATCTCAACCAGCAGATGCTACGCCACAAGTTAAAAAACCTAAAGGCAAAGGAGGGGTAGAAAAACACAATAATAGATATTCTTCTTATATAGCACCAGCAGGGGATACAGTTTTGTATAATAAGCAACAGAAGCAACAGAAGCAGCATAAACAACCCATAAGACCGTCGAATGTACCTAGACATCAAATTCCCAGCGGGGACGAAGATTTATATATACTTAAGTCTGAAATAGTACCACCGGTATGCCCTGCTTGTCCTAACTTAGTTTCGTGTCCAAATAATAATTCTTCAACCCCCCCTCCACCATGCCCTCCCTGTGGTAGATGCACCGAACCAGCGTTTGAGTGTAAAAAGGTGCCAAATTATAACAGCAGTAGTAATCAACTAAATGATTTCCTTCCTCGTCCGGTCCTTAATAATTTTAGTCAATTTGGGATGTAGTTATTAGTTGAAACGCGTCATTTAATCGTGCAATGAGAAACCCGTAATCAATAATAACGGATACATTATACAAAGTTACACGAACTTCTAGTTCGGTGTTGTATATTTTATATAGTTCATTCAGTTTCGCCAAATTGTGGGTGAAATTATCTAAAAAATGAGAATTAATTATATTTTTATAGAAGGCATATTTCATATTAACCTGTTCGTTCATAACAGTGTTCAAAAGTGCAACTTGATAATTTTTATATGTTAATGCTGTATGGTAGGTTTTAAACTCGGAATGTGTTATTTTAACGCCTGGTTCATAAAGAATCGGATGTTCGCTCAGGATTGAGCACAATGTTAAAAGTAAAGAGGATATAGACTGGCAACTGGTCCATTGGTCGCCATACCAGGTATTTAATATAGATAAACATACGTTACCATTTATATACATATTCGGATGAAACCGCATAACCCCGTCACCAGTTATAAGTGTTACTTTGGGAGGAGAAGTCGGATAATCTAGAGGGAATTTAAAGTCGAACAAATAATATCCGTGTTCATACGGAGTTTCTCTTTGTCCTATAATAAGAGCAGTACCGTATAGTATATTTTCTTCGTCGTGTATATAATGTATTCCGTGAGAATGTAATGGATCTTTTAATATATCTCTGTAATCTTTCACGAGTCGTTTAAAAGTAATTTTACTTATAACATTACATTCTTCTACGCCAAGGTTCATGTATAAATATATTTATAATATAAATATATTTATGCTATTTTGTGTTATATAGAACTAATTGTATGATTATAGATTTATCAGAAAGTATTTTGGATTAATGCCTGAACATAAATATAAAATATAATCCTACAAAACAACAAATAATTCCAAAAATATCGTATCTTGTAATTTTTTCGTGAAACGCAATCATACCTATGGTAATTATGCTTACTATGCTTAGTACAGACCATACTAAATTAGTAATACCCATCCCTGTATCGCCTTGTTCGTAACACTTGCCAAGTAGTAAGCAAATAACGCAGTATGACGCGAACGCTAAAAACATATAACTCCAATTATTGGTTGTGCTCTTTTGTTTAATATTATATTGAGCAAATGCTTCAAATGCTACGATTAGTAATATTAAAAATATATACGAATTGCAAAAGAGCATACTATATTTTATCAAGATAATTATTTACTCTTTATTGTTTCGACGTTGCCTCTTATTTACAGATAACACGTTGGTATATGTTTCAACTTTTTTATATGCCCCATAATCGGGTCGTGATTCGTATAAAAATAGTTCTTTAGCAATGCTCTTAATTTCACTTAATTCGTCGACGCTCAAATTGCGTGTATGTATAATTTCATTATATTTACATAAAGTGTCTGCGAACTTTTCCCGCATGGCGGATAAATCATCGTTCCTCATAATTTCCAAATGGAATTGAATTTGTTCGTTATCCATTATAATATTTCAAAGATGTTTTTATATCATTATAATTTATTTACGAATTGTCGAATATGATTTAATTATTCGGTTAATACGAACCTATAATAATAAATCAAATACGTCGCAATAAATCCCATCAGAGATGAATATATAGAATAAATTGTTCTATTTTCGTTTGTACGCTCTACATCTACAAGTATAAGAAATGGGTCAATCACAGTGAAATCGTCGCCCTTTTCAGAAAAACGATGCTCTATTCTAGATAGAATGCATCCATCGAACATGAAAAACATTGTAAATATAATTATGTTAATTAATGTGATTGTCATGAACCAATGCCTGACCCCGAATAAAAGGATTGATATTGATATCACAGGTATGAACAAATGAAAAACGCGCAGAATCAAACATGTTATATTATCCTTTAAATTAATTGTTCTAATAAATCTTTCAGCAAAGTCTATTAACTGATTTCTTTTTTCTTTAAATAATAACATTATTAATAATAATATTAACGATATTATTATTAACGATTGTAGACGAATATGATTTTTGTTAATAAGACTCCTATTTACTAAAACGTCGGAGTGTCTATAAATGCACTAATTTGTTTGGTCGGGTTATCAATCATAAATTCTCGAATTATATATATTCCAATGCACGAACTTATGAAAACTATAAATGTTTCGCGTGGAATTGGTTTTAATCCGTCATTAACATCTTTGCGAACAAACCGTAACTCTATAAATTTACAAATAGAAAAGATACATGCTATAACAAATGCTTGTGTGAATAAAGTCTGCATAGTATTAAATACAATTATTTATTTATTTATTCAACTACGCATTTAAATAATGTATTTATGTTATGTTAATAATTATATAATAATATAGTATATGCGTAAAATTGGTGCAGAATACGAAAATTTTATAGACAACTATTTAATAGATATATGCGAATATATGAGCAGTTATATTCATAAACTAGGTATAACTCCGAATATCATAACAACTATGTCTTTAATTTGCGGGTTGTCTGCCTCGGCACTATTGTACAATAAACATTATTATTCGGCATGCGTTCTATGGATTATATCTTATTATCTGGACAATTTAGACGGATATATAGCAAGAAAATACAATCAAACATCAAAAATAGGGGATTATTACGACCACATTGCTGATTTAATAAAATTTTTAACGGCACTGTTTGTATTGTATAAATTAAATTCGCATAAATTTTACGAAGTATCTATTGTATTGTTTATATTTTTGATGTTAATGATGGGTCATCTTGGGTGCCAAGAAAGATATTACAATAAAAATGAAAGCGACTCTCTAGGTTTTACTAAACAGATGTGTCCAGTTAATTCGTTTAAAATTAAAACCGTTCCAGACGCGATAAATATAACTAAATATTTCGGATGCGGTACATTTAATTTAATGATTGTATTATGTTTTTTACATTACAAATTCTAGATATTTAATCTTATTTTTTATGAACAACATAACCACTAGATCTATTGCGTCGCAACGCAGACCTTACATCGTTTGCGTTACCAGCAAATGACATTTGAACTGAATTAAGATTTACCGAACTTTTTCCTACCGCGTTAATTTTTTCAATGTTTGTATATTGAGATGAATCTAAATATTTATTTGCGAGAGATGTACTGGCCTTACTTGTGGAAATTAAAAATCTTCTTGACCCTAAATAATATGCGGTTGTTGTTCGTTGTAGGAGGGTTTCTAAATTTTTGTTATAATAAGGTTGTTGTTTCATTTTAATGTATGCTTTTCGATTTGATGAAAAAATAGAGCCATCTTCCATTGTCGGTGGTTTTAATGGCATACCCATTTTATCTGTCGTTAAATTATTATTATTTGGCTGTTTTACGCTAAATCCTGGAGGACCATTAAACCTTGAAATATATTGACTTGACATATAATATTATAATATACAAATAATTAAATAGTTGGTATAAATTCCCAATCCATTTCTTTACATATGTTTTTCCATATAACATCCTGTTCGATTCGTTTATCTCTATCCTTAAGCATAGGGAAATAAGGCAGGAATTGGTTCTGTTCAAGCAATTCACACAATTTATATATGGTATAATAATAATTTAAAAAATTAGTTCTTTTGTCTGGACAGCATTTAGAATATGGTGCCTGAATTTCTATAAATAGATTGCACAATATTAGTTCTAGTTCTGGGTGCATAATCGGAGGTTTTATGCCCAATTTATCTTTTATGAAGGGTATATGCTCATAATATTTATTATATCCAAGTTTTTTTAAAATTTCCTTTGCACGAATATCGGTAAATGCGGCAAGTGATATTCTTTCCTTCTTTATTTGCTTTAATATGTTCGTAATTATTTCTTCTGGAATTTGAGTAGTTTCCTTTGCCTGAAATTGTGACAATATTTCTCGGAAATGGTTTATGCGTTTATACGCGTAAAAACATATTTCCTTAGGAGGTTCTTTATAAGATGAATTTTCTTCGCCAATTAATACATTGTTGTATTTAAAGCATTTGTTGCATATAAGCATACCCTCCTGCTCTACTTGAAGCAACGAACCAGTTTGGCAATATACGCAATTGTCGATATTGTATGTGTATTTATTTATATCAATTCCAGAATTCACGCTATTTCCAGTGGGTTTGTATAAAGAATGCAAGATATCTTCGGGTGTATGTTTATTAGGTGGTTGTTTAGAGAAAAAAACATCTAAGTGAGTTATTTGATTATCGCATTTAACTATATTTTTCTTTTGTTCGAAATAATTAAAAAGATTTAGAGAATTGTTTAACAAATATTCTGTTCTAGATTTATTTATTTTTTTCAGTTTTTTATTTATAGCATCTAGTCGAGCGGTCTGTTCTGGAGTTTTAGTATTACCATAAGCATCTATTTGTGCCATTATTACACGTTTTTCTTCTTCTAGCGAAGGTTTAACAATTTCATTATCGTTATTTAACTTAATCATTTCCTCATCGTGTTTATTATCAATCGTTTTAGGAATAATAATTGTATATTTTGATTTGACCATATCTTTAAGTATTACTTTTTATTTAAGTGAAAATGTTTTATGTTTAGATTAAGAATATTATTTAATTCCATTGTATAATGGAATTTTATATAGATACAACCGAGAATAACGTAGACAGTTCTACATTTACTAAGATGAATTTTATATACAACGCATTAAACGATGGGTGGAATGTTGTAAAAAAAGATGATAAATATATATTCAAAAAGAAGCACGAGGGAGACAAAGAATTGTATTTAGACACTTTTTTAGATAAATTTATTTGTAAAAATATAAAAATTAATTAAGTTAAAATATAAATTTTTTTTCTTTAGTAATATTATAATATGGGAGGAGGATTAATGCAACTTGTAGCGTATGGTGCCCAGGACGTTTATCTTACTGGAAATCCGCAAATAACTTTTTGGAAGGTGACGTATCGTCGTTACACTAACTTCGCGATGGAATCCATTGAACAAACTTTTAACGGACAGGCCGATTTTGGCCGAAGAGTAACTTGCACTATTAGTCGTAATGGTGATTTGGCTTACAGAACTTATTTACAGGTAACTTTGCCCGAAATCAATCAATCAATGTTAACCTCTGGGTCCCAAGGTGTGTGGGCCCGTTGGTTGGATTTCCCCGGCGAGCAATTGGTGTCGCAAGTCGAACTCGAAATTGGTGGTCAGCGCATTGACCGTCAATATGGTGACTGGATGCATATCTGGAACCAACTCACTATGAACGCCGAACAACTGTCTGGTTATTGGGCGATGATTGGTAACACTACTCAATTGACCTTTATCTGTGACCCGTCTTTTGCCCCAATTGATGGTCCCTGTTCTACTAACAGCAATGTTCAGGTGTGCGAACCAAGAAACGCGTTGCCCGAAACCACTTTATACATCCCTTTTCTGTTTTCATACTGCAGAAACCCTGGTTTGGCGCTCCCTCTTATTGCTTTGCAATATCACGAGTGTAAGATTAATTTGGATATTAACCCCATTGACCAATGTTTGTGGGCCGTTAATACTTTGTCCCCCACTGGCACCGCAAGTGTTGCATGCACTACGGCGTACAATCAATCTCTGGTTGCTGCGTCATTGTATGTTGATTATATCTTTCTTGATACCGACGAGCGTCGTCGTATGGCTCAAAATCCTCACGAATATTTGATTGAACAACTTCAATTCACTGGTGACGAATCAGTTGGTTCTTCGTCTAACAAGATTAAGTTGAATTTGAATCACCCCGTCAAGGAACTTATTTGGGTCGTTCAACCTGACGCCAATGTGGATTATTGTGGTTCTCTTATTCCTAACACCGTTTTGAACAGAGTTCTAGGTGCTCAACCGTTCAATTATACCGACGGAGTTGACGCTTTGCCCAACGCTTTGCACGCTTTTGGTGGTCCCTTATCAACCCAAGGACCCAACGGATTCATCAATACGTCTGGTCTATTCAACGAACCTGGTGCGGTCGACGTTACTGCCGCAGACTGGTGGAATGTTAGTTCTAATGGTGCTGGATTTGGTGACGGTGGTGGTGGAAACAATCTTTATTCTACTACTGGTAGCAGCACTACTGGTCCTCAACCAAACGTCACTTCGTCTGTTTCTGACGCCGGTGTATTCGTCTTGGCAGAATCTTCTTTGGATATGCATTGTTGGGGTAGCAATCCAGTAGTCACTGCGAAGTTACAATTGAACGGTCAAGACCGCTTTTCTGAGCGTGAGGGAACTTATTTTGATTTGGTTCAACCGTTTCAATCGCATACTCGTAACCCCGATACTGGTATCAACGTTTACTCGTTTGCGCTGAGACCCGAAGAACATCAACCTTCTGGTTCTTGCAACTTCTCCCGTATAGACAACGCCACTCTCCAACTCGTGTTGTCTAACGCGACTGTTGCTGGTACTGCCACCGCCAAGGTTCGTGTATATGCTACCAATTACAACGTCCTCCGTGTCATGTCTGGTATGGGTGGTCTTGCTTACAGCAATTAAGCGTAGTTGTTTTACGCGCCTTTCTAAGTTTATTTATCATAATAACAATAAATTAAATCACAATAATCATAATAAATTATATTATTATGATTTTATACAGTAGAATATTTAAAACGTCACAAAAAAATAAGAGCGTTATTTTCTAATTTTAGTATATGAAAAACAATGCATTGATTGTAACTTCGGCAGTTCATTATTATTTAAATAATAATGAAAGAATGATACTGCATACCTATTCATCATTAGATGACGCGTTTGTCTTTTTATATGAATTCAAATTACTATATATACCTATTCTACTAAATCTAGACAACTATTGGTATATTTATTCACCGGATTTTATTGCCGCGCTTAACATGTGAAACCGAATTCTGATTTCCGGTAATAGCGACAGGAACTTCAGTTGAACTGTTTTTTTTATGATTTTTATTATGTACGTTTGTTATTAATCTATTTGAAGTGAATGTTTCTGTGCTAGATGAATCTAGACATTTACGCAATGTTTGATCGTATTTCATACCGCTACTACAGCATCCGTCTCCGACACATACTCCGATGCCTTCAAACGAAGCCGCAAATGATTTTTTAATATCGTCAGTTAGTCCCGTCGTTGAAATATTATTTGTGTTCGATGTATTTTTTGGTATGCTTCCCATCCCACCCCAATCATATACATCAAAATTCATATTGTTTCTGGACGAAATGTCTACGTATTTTGCAAGCAAGATATAAGCTCCGACTGTTATAATAACCGCTATAATAATATTAATTATGTTAGGGTTTAATATACCTTTTCGCCTAATAATTAACAGTATAATTATTATAGTTGAAATAAACACGCATATCTTTATAACCCGCGCTTGCGCTTTATACCATTTTCCGTAATATGTATTTATTTCTACCATACGCATTTTGTTGTCTTTTGAAGTATTCAATTCGTTAAACCGGTCCTTTGTTTGATTTAGTGCGTTTTCTGCGTAATCGACCGACTTTTTTAAATTCGACAAAGATACAGCACTTTGAGAACTTGATTGTTGTACTGTGTTATATATATAATTGAGATTTTCATATAAAGACATTCTAATGCTAGATAGTTGATTAATTCGAGATATTAACTGTTGAGAACTTGCACTAAGCACCGGAGTTGTCGCAGGCGGTGTTATGATGTACTGATATAACATATTTGTCCAGGCGGTACCTAGAGGATTAGAACATTGTGAAGTATTAGTCTGCACGCCATATTTTGTGGGGTTATCGGTAGCAGGACCTGTAAAACACTGTCCTCCGTATTGCAATCCAACGTATATATCTCCTCGGGCATATGCTATTTGTTGGCAAGCATCAACAGAATTTACTTGTCCTGCGTCGTTCGATAAAGCTCTGGTCTGGGTGTCATTGTAACATCCTTGGTATTGCCAAGTGCCTCCAGCGTTCTGTGCAGCGGTAGGTGGAGGTGGAGGCGGGGGAGGGTTTGAATTTACATTACAATTCCAATTGGTCCATTGAGTTTGCAGATCAGATGTATTCATTGTTCCCCAAGTTTCATATGGTATAACTCCGTAAGTATTTCTAGCAGATACACACCATTGTCTGTATTCATTTAATGTAGTAGATGCGTCTGGTGTTGGTGGGGTAGGTTGCAATAAATAGTTACCAGGGTCCATTGTCGAATAAGTATCCCAATTTGATGTGCTGAAGTTAGCAACAGTTCCTGTATAATATTTAGCTATATTTGACGGCCACTGTACCATTTTTGTATATTGTCCGTCTTGTATAATATAAACGGTTTGGTCGCCCATAGACGCAGTATTATTTACTTGTATTTGTGCGTTGCCCGAAGGACCGACAGAAGGACCATAAATATAATAAGTAGTGGGTGTTACCGCTGGAGCGACAACAGCAGAAGATTGTATAGACGCCTCGAGTTCTTTATATAACTGTTGTTCGGTCTGTTGCAATTGTGAAATATTATCCAATAACTGTTTGACTTGGGTTTCTGTTGAACTTGAACTCATTATAATATATAAATAAAATACATTATTTAATTGCCTTTATAATTCCAAATATAACTAAAATACATATAATCAACCACATATTTTTGTTATACCGATATTGATTTGCAACCAATCCACGGTCTTCGTCCATAGCGGATAATTGAGAAATGGCGTAGTCTAATTCAGGCGCAACTTTAGACTGTTTAATATATTCATTATTTTTCAAATTAAAATCAGTTAAATGTTTTTTATACAACTCGTTGGTTTTATCTAATGTTTTACCATCTGATAAAGTTTTATTTGATAATGTCGTAGCATCCTTTATAAGTGAATTATAAGGAGAACTTGTCATACTGAATAATCCATTCGTATTTTCATCTAGACCGAATTGATTGTCGTCGCAATTAGAACTAGAATATTTTACCTTTAGACCATTTCCGTTAGAAGATGTATCCATCATAAGATAACAATTTCCTGACGGAGACCCGACAAACTCTCCTATACTGAGCATTTCCCCTGCCAATAAAAAATTTCGTTTATATTTTCCGTTAATTGCCTTATATTGGTCGATTGAAACACCTACCTTAAATGTATTGCTTGACCATATTCTTACATTATTGTAATCCGTTAATATTAGATTCCCGTCATCTCCTAGAGTTAGTTTAAATCCTCCGCACATTTTATTCTCTGCTGAACAATCAAATGTTGCGGTGTTACCTAATGCGTTTTGAATATTTATGTTTTTAGCGACCGTACTATTTCCGCAATAATATGTCGCAGTAAAATCCTTGGCACATCCCGGCACAGGATTATCTTGGTTTAATATTTGATAATCTGTCGTTATTTTACCATTGACTATGTTTTGTATAATCGAGGTCCAGTTCCCTGGAATTAGAGATGCCATTATAATGTATTATTATATAATTTTTGAAGTTTTAAGGTTAAATGATATATATATTTTAACCTTAGAGATTATGGCAACTTCTACTAAAAAATTAATAACAATTAATCCTGCATTTTTAAATAATTTAAAATCACATGCGGTTCCTGCTAAACGTACGCTTAAACTAAAACCCGTGCCAAACGATACATCGGTAGATATGAAAAAAAAAATGATGAATAGGATTAAAGAGTTTCAAATGAATAATTCGCAAAGTAATACAGCACAAAATAATACAGCGAAAAGTGATACAGCGAAAAGTGATACAGAACAAAGTGATAGTTTCGACAACGAGTTTAGTAAGTCTTTAATGTTTTTAAATGGATACACTAAAAAGAATAAAAAACGGAAGGATGTGTCTCAACCTGTAATAGTTGACTGGCCCGAGTCAGAGAAAGTGAAGATTATAGAAGCACCAGTAACCCCTATTATCTCTAATCCAGTAATCCCTATTATCTCTAATCCAGTAATCCCTATTATCTCTAATCCGGTAACCCCTATTATCTCTAATCCGGTAACCCCTATTATCTCTAATCCAGTAATCCCTATTATCGCTAATCCAGCAATCCCTATTATCGCTAATCCAGTAATTATTTCAAAAGAACCACCTTACGGAAATCTAAAAAATGGAACAAAACAAACATTTAGGAATAGACACCGAGTAGAAAACATAAATAACAATAATACTAATATCAATGATAACAACAATATTAATAGACCTGAAGAAAAAACACATAAAGTAAAATATTTGCTTGGAAAACATAACAAAAAGGTATCGGTCCTTATAAAAAACGATATAACACGAAAAAGGACACAGCAAGAAAAGGGTGCATTAAAAACCGTTCCAATTTACGAAATTAGAGCGTATTTACAAAAAAACAATTTAATAAAAATAGGGAGCGAAGTTACCGAAAATATAATGAGAGAGATGTATGAAAGTGCAATGCTAACTGGAAGAATTAATAATATAAATAATGTCATTTTATTAAATAATTATACAAAATCCGAGGAAAACATAAACAGATAAATACTTATTTTTAGAATTAAATAATTATAAATTGATTTAGAATATTGTATATAATTAAGTATAAGAATGCGGTTCTGTGATAATTGCAACAATATGTACTATTTGACTATTTCGGACAAAGATAATGTACAAACCCTTGTATATACTTGTCGAAATTGCGGTAACGAAACCAGAGACTCGTCTTTGGGATGTGTTTCCGAAACATTTATTTCGAAAAAAAATACAGAGATTGGATATATTATGAACGAATATACCAAATACGACCAAACGCTTCCACATATAAGCAATGTAAAATGCCCAAATTCAGAATGCCCAAGCAATAAAGACCCTAAAAATAATAAGAGAGATGTAGTATATATCAGATACGACGACACAAACATGAAGTATATGTATTTATGCGTTGTATGCGATATAGCTAAATGGACGAATGATAATTAATACAACATTTTAGGAAGAGCACTAAACCATTTTATGTTAAATTAATTATTAATTGAAATTATATAAATATTATTATAATGTATTAATATGCCTAGACCAATAAATAAGCATAAAAAAGAAGAAGAAGCAGAAGAAGACGAAGCAGAAGAATACACCGAAGAACTTGAGTTAGAACAACTAGAAGAAGACGAGTCCGAAAATGAAGATGACGCTGATGTTCAAAATGAAAACGACTCAGACGAAAACGAAGATTCTGATAACAATGAAGGAACTAATGACTCGGATGATTTGGGTGATGCAGCCCCGGGCCCGAGGGAGTTAGAAGAGTCGGATGGAGAAGAGGTCCTTCAAAAATTCACAGAAAAGATGAGAAATGATACTATATTAGAGTTTCATCCAGAAAGCATATCGCATAATTATGACGAAGTGAAATCATTTGCAAAAATATCACGAGATGCAGATGGTCGAATAACGGATAATCGCCATAAAACTAATCCAATTTTAACAAAATACGAAAAAACTAGAATTTTAGGACAGCGTGCAAAACAGTTAGAAACCGGATCTCAGACATTTATTAATCCGTATCCAGTTGAAGTAGTTGATAGTTATTTATTGGCACAAATGGAGTTTGACCGTGGATTAATTCCGTTTATTATACGCAGACCTCTACCAGGAGGAAAATCTGAATATTGGCACTTGAATGATTTAGAAAAAATATGATGTTAATAACTATAAATTATTTGTCTAACTAAATACAATTGTCTATCCTACTATTATATCAACATACACCATTATACTCAAGATAGGGTTTTATTAATATAATATCAAAAATAAAATACAACAAAAAGAAATTAGAAGACCAACACCACATAGTCCCAAATGTATTATATTTATAATATCCTGCCAAAGTTATAATCATAGATAACATAATAAATAGTGTTAGTAGGTTGTTTTTAACCAACAATAGAGGCAATACATAAAATAACAACCATATAAATAAATAACTTGTTTCATTTTTTTTATGGTTCATCCATTCCCATGAAAGATGTCCGTTATTTCCTACAAATGTATTAAATGTGATAAAATTATTCGCTTTTTGACTAAACCCTACAAAAATCACAAATAACGCATATACTAATAATAATATGTATCGGATATTACTATTTTTTATCATAAACATCAAACCCAATTGTTGTATGATTATAAGAAATGCGGCCACGGTTGATAGATTTTTATTTATAGTCTTGTCGTTTAAATTCCTCCACAAAAAGAATTCTATCAACTGCATTGAAGCAACCGCGAATAAAAATAAATAAACCAATGGATTGTCGAATGTTTTTGTTTTATATTTTGTATACTTGTTGGTGATGTAAATAAATAATAACGCTAAACAAGCAAATCCAAATGTATTTATAGAGACATCTTGGTTCCAACACATATATTAATATTATATTAAATTGTTTATTGTATTGTACCAAAAATACGGATCGCCGTGTTGTGTAATAAACTCTATTATTTCTGCGCCAGTTATATCCATATTTTTTAATTTAGGAACTAAATCTAGTTTTTGCCCATATTCGCTTTTTAACAAATCAAATAGTTTTTGATACTTCTTTTGATTTAATAAATCAACGCATTTTTGTCTTACATTTATATTAAATTCTCCGAATTCTTTCCATTCTGTTAAATCTAACTCTCCAATATCTCTGTCGTGTAGAAGAAAGTTAGCATATCGTAAATGTTGTAGAATTACATTTTTTAAATACGATTTATGAGAGTCTATTATTTTATCTTTCTGTGCGTCAAACATCTGCTGGTCAAATCCCCTATAAAAATGCTGAATGTCCCTGTCTATTTCCGAAACTGTGCCTGTGTTTATATAATGGTGTAAATTGAATAGTCGCAATTTTGAATTGCGGGTTAAATAGAATGGCAAGTTTGAACACGGTCCAGTCAAGTCTACAAAACATCCGAAATTATCCCTAACTTCAAGTC